CATTCTGAATATTTGCAGTATAATTGTTTAAATGTGGATGTAAAGTTGAAGTAGGTTTCTTAATAGTTTTTGTTATACTGTCTACTGCAGACAAATTGCCTATAGCAGCACCCCTGATACGTAAAACGAGATTACTCATTACGTCAGTTACAGTATAGGTAGTGTCTAATGAACTATCCTTAGTGTTCACAGTTAACACATCACCAATTCTAATTCGATGGAAATCCTCAGTTGTTACTTCATAAGTATTGTTAGAAGCATCTTGTAGAGTTATTGTATTAACATTATATCTTGGTGAAATATTATAAATCCAATTATTTGACTTATGATCATCTATATGTGCAACCTTTCCTAAAGACTTTAATTTAATCCTAGATCCTTTCTTCTGATAAAAGGTCTTTGGTACTTCTACGTCATGTAGTACTGATGTGATTCTTACTCTTAAACCGTCCGTAGAGACTCCTGCAGTGCTGTCTGCTTGCCCTAAAGCATAGGCAAAGGCATTTTGCTTAATAGGTTCTGTATTCTTGATTGTAGTCGTTATTCCAGCGACTCCTAAGAACTGAGTAATATTTGTTGAAGAGTATGTACATATCCCAGTAGTACCATTTTTATACTTAAAGGTTAAACCACCCTTCTGGGGAAATCCAATGGTAGAATCAACGTCAATATATGTCTGCCCTACACTAACAGATCCAACTGCTCTAGAATTAGCATGTACACCAAATGTACCGTATAGTAGTTCAGTAGATCCATCCTTAGTACCAAAAGACGCATCAACACTTATCTTATAATAAGTATCTGTTAAAAGACCAACCCTAATCCTCTCTACCATAGAGATAGGTCCATATGCCCGTGAGAGGTTCTCTACAGGGTCCTGGAAGAGCGTTTTGTTCACTAAGTCATTCGGGTCCCCCTGAATGGGTTCCACGATCATATCACGAGTTTTCCTATAATTAGCATCAGATGGTGAGATTACATAATCTGCTGGTCTGATGATATCAACCTCTTCATTAAAGAGGCTTTTAAACATAATTTTGAATCCTTCATCAGTTCCTCTGGCATTATAAAAATCTTGCGAATGTCGAATAAACTGAGCTTGATTTAGTGATGGATTTAAATCTTTTTGGAATCCTGGTAAGAATTGTTGCTTAGACTTCCTTAAAAATTCTTCTAAAAATCTTGAACTTAAATTTAATACTTGACCACCAGAAGTTCCAACTCCAACTGCATGAGTTGATGCTGCAGAAACTGTAAAAATAAATTCTTCAGGTTCATCTGGGTTTCTGAATGAAGTAATTCCACTAAAACCACGAACACATCCTTTAAATGCAGTAGTTCCTATTCCTGTATATGTAATAACCTCATCATCAATCTGAATTAATCCATAACTATCTGGAAATCCTTGAGTACTCTTAACACTGATTTCCGTATCAAATAGTCCAACCGGATTCATAATTGTTGTGAATCCAACAAGACTTCCTGACTTGTTTAACTGAATATAAGAATCCAGATTATGAATTATATCTAACGGACCACCTTGATATTCTTGGCCCTGATAATATTGACTTAAAAATTCACCAACTAAAGGGTTGTCCTCTCTAATATGAGAGGGCATCTGATCCCTTACAATCTTGTTAAGTTGAACTCTTTTGGTTGCCATGTGTTATCTTACAATCTTGCTCTTGTTATAACTTGGGGTAACAGTGTAAGTTGAACCTGATGGATCTGCGCCAGAGGCAATTTCATCAACAATCATCTCTACATTACTACTATCTAGTTGCAAATAAAGATCCTGTAATCCAATAACATCATTTGATTCAGGAATTGTTGAAATTTCCAGAATTTGCTGGTTATCTTTCTCTTTTCCAGAGGTAATGTTGATTGGATTTAACGTAATACGACCCTTTGTATAGTCAACTAACCCAATATTTTGTCTTTGAATTGTTGGAGTAGTCGATCCAGGAGAGTCTAAAGAGAATAAATTAATACTTCCGGTCTTTTTATCAGCATTTGGAACATCATATAAGTAAACTTCGGGTTCTAAATCCAGTACTCTAAAGGCACTAGACCTAAGATTATATCCATCCATAGAAGCAATATGGAATCTATTACCAAAATCGACTGCATATTCAGCAAATTGGTCGATTGCTAACCTCAAATCTCTTCTTATTTGGATTGTAGTAATGTTAGAAGTGATTGCTTCATGTCCTTGGTCAATAATTTTCAAGAATTTACTATATTTAAACCTTGCTCCATACTTATTCATCTCTGCTGATTGAGCATATTTGTTAATATTGTTCATTATCGTTGAAGAAACGAACATAGGATTTGGAGCAAGACTTGAATTGTAGTAAACATTACTATCAACTTCAAGATAAAGGTACTTAAGGTCTAAGATTTCTGGTACAATTCCAGCAACAGCATACTTTTTAAGGTCTCTTTTGATGTTTTCTTTAATTGCATTAGGTACAAAATCACCTGTTCGGGGTTTTATACTAATAAAAACCTTTCCATATTGTGGTGGAACTAATTCTTCACCGCCAAATACCGAAATTGACTCTGTTTCAGGATAAATTTTAGCAGGAATTAGAATTTCGTAGTCATTTGCAGTTAATGCTCTGTTCTGAGTAGCATAAATTTGGGGCGCATACTTCTTAACAGAGTCAATACTCTCTATTTCTTCTCCACCACTCGATGGATTATTGGCAGTAATTAATGAAATTCCGCTTGTAACGACATTTTCTAATGCATTTCTGTTATAAGTTAGTCTTCCACTGAAACTCATATTAGAAACACCGTTTCCTTCGGACCCATTACTTAAAATATAGGCAACTTCAACGATATTTCCGTCTTCTAGTGCCTTTCCGAAAATCCCATCACCAAAAATAATCTCATATTGCTCGTCTTCTATCTCCTGAATGTAGTATATAAGCGATTTTCCAGTAATTGCAGTCGAACTTGCGGCATCAAACAGACTATCTTGTCTAGTATACGTGGATAATAGTGAAGAAGTTGAACTTGGTCTTACATAAACCTGTAAACTTTCAAGATCAATGCCTGCATTTGATAAAATAAACCTCTGATTAGCATTACTTGACTTAAATTCCATCATTTGCTCAACAAGTGTGCCTTCAGACACCTCTACATCATAAAAATAGGCAACTCCATCAATAACTGGTTTAGAAATGTCCTTAGTTATACCAAAAACAAAGGAATCACCACCATATTGGTTACCAGTACTCGTAACTGGTCCTTTTTTTAGTGTTATAGTTGATGGTGGAGGTGTAATACCTGGTTCTACAGTGAATTTAATCTTTGATGTGGATGCTTTTCTTGATCTGGGGATATATCCGATGTTTCTAGCAAGTGCAACAACGTTTTCTCTTAAAGTTGCACTATCAATGAAGACCTCATTAGAGATCATGTTAGCATTATATGAAGTAATGTAGGTATTATATGCTAAAACGTCCAAAATTGCCGCCAAATTAGACCCTTCGAAGTCATAATCCGTGAAATTCGAATTAGCTTGTAAATAATTTCTGAGTATATCTTTAATCTGGTCAAAATCCAGACTTGTGAAATTTAAAAGAGGCATTTATCTTGTTGGGAGCAGCGCAAATTCTAATTGGGTAGGTGGAAGGTCAATACCAACGATCTGATAAGCAATTAATACATCAAATTGGTTATTATCGTAGTTTGGATCAACAATCACATCTATTAATTCAACCCTTGGTTCATAATTCTTGATAGAATTCTCAATTTCGTCACGAATTGAAATAGCAGACACTTCATCTACATTTTCAAATAAAATATCACTAATATTAGAACCAAAATTAGGATCAAAAATCTTTTCGCCTGGAGTAGTCATTACTATATTCCGTATTGAACGAGAAATAGCATTTTCATTCTTCAAAGCAATTAAATCACCACTTAAGGGGTTATACTTAAATGACATACTTACATCTTTAAATGCTTTGGTTACCCTTTGTGCAGGCATATGACAATTATATAAGAATATAACTTATTTATTAAGGTTTCTAACGGTATTCCGTAATAACCTCATAACTTTCAATATCGAAGGCATTATCCTCCTCTGGATCGTCCAATCTTTCGTAAAAATCTTGGGATGTTTCTATTTTGTCGCCTTTTTTAGGTGTTAGAACATCATGTGCGATCTCTCTAAGCATTTTGGATTCCATTTGAGACTCCCCTGTTTGCGATTAGATAAAAAAAGTGTCTAAATGCACACTTTGATGCTATTTAGACACTATAGGTATTATTTGCCTTGTCCCCGATATATTTTTCGTTTTTTGTTACGAGAGGTCGCGGATACTTTGGTATGTTTTCCGTTCCCTTGTCGAGTTTTCTTCGGTGTTGTTTGAATGTAATCAGACAACACCATACCACCACCAACTTTAGCCATTAATACCTCCTAATGTGGATTATAAAGATTCATATAGAATATGCCGTAACATACACTAACAACAAAGAATAAACCGAGCCACGACGCGATAGTCATGATGTAAGAGACGCGAGTTTCTCCGCAAATGACTCATCCGTTGCTTTTATCCTATAAGAGACTTCATCCCTTCGAGAGAGTTCGGTGAGGACCTTAGAAGCAAGGTCCCATAATTCCGTTGTCGCCATATGTTTAATAGATCCCATAGTTAAATAACACGAGTTTTTTCGTGCCCTACACGTATCCGAGGATCCGCCCAGATCTCATAGTCACAATCTTGTGCATCTAAACAGAACGATACGTCCTCTCCACACATGTCTTGTACATCACCCGATTCAAAGACTTGCATCTTAGGAGCAAACCAAGGGTATTCGAGTTTCTCAAAAACACCATTCTTGATAAGTACCCATCCAAAACCAGTGTAATCACATGTAAATGGTTTCTTACGCTTACCCATTGTCTCGACGGTTTCGTGGTTCATTACTCCACCATTCTTACGGAAGTCGTCCTCTTCCAACCAGTGAGCAATAGAAGTAGTTGATCCATCCTCAGTAGCATACCAACCAGCAGCAATCTCTTTTTCATCACCCTTACCTTCGGCGGGAAGAGCTAGATCGCATAGTTGCCAGAACTTCGATGTATCAAAAACTATATCACTATCAATCCAGAGTTGGTAGTCATATGTGAGTTTTCCA